CCATTTTGCTTTCTTCCTTAGGAGCCCGTATATTCAGGTCCTCATCTTGATCTGGACCAATTTTGCCAGCATCAATAAGTATTTGTCTTGCTTCGTCATCTAGTGACCATTCAGGTGGATTTTCGTCTGCGTCGTCCCACGCATCTATTACTGATTGACCTATGTCGTTATTTTGATCTACCATGGCACTTACTTTATCATAGAACGCATCTGCCATGTCCATAGCAACGTCTTTCATTTTGCCTTCTTCAACACCAAAGTCTGCTCTAATGTCGTTTAGATCTAACTCTTCAATTTCGTCTTCTTTTGTAAATGTTTTACCTTTACCTTTGACTTGAAATTTATCACCTTTCTTAAGACCAACTTGTGGTCCGCTAAATGCGTTGCCTTCTTCCATGTCTCCTTCTTCTACTAAACCTTTTGATCTAGCAAATTCAAGCATACTATGTAACCCTTCTGCCTTTTGTATGGTATCTAAGAACTTTTCTCTTGCTGATTTAACTTCACCTTTTCTAGCACTTGACAGCATTTCCATCATTTGTTTTAGTGCTCTGGCTTCGCCTACTGTGATTTCTAATTGTTCGCCGTCGTCCGTCTTTACAGTAGATAATGGATTTTTAATATCATCTGATCCATCTTGCGACATTTCATAACTATCTATGATTTTGCCAAGTTGATCGAACATTGGTTTTTCTTTGTAGCCAGGAACATCTGAATAATCTTCATCTTTATCGATGCTAATTTCGTTTAGTCCTGCCATTCTTCTTAGTTCGTTTAAATCTATATTTTCCATTGTCTTATTACCTAGTTTGTTTCGTATCATATTAAATACTGTTTCATTATATTTATCATATAAATCAACAAATGCCTGCTTTGCATCGTCTACATTTTCGCTTCCTAGCAAAGATCGTATCTGTGACGCACTATTTACGTCATGACCATTCACTTTAAATGATGTTGTTGGCACGGTCATTATGTAGCCATGGTCAACCATATTGTCAATTTTGTCCATACTTGTAAACTTCTGTAAGTATGCTGGTTCACCGTTTTTCTTTAAACTCATACCACTTGCTGGAAAGTTAAAACGTGGATCATCGAGCATATCTTTTTCACTAACAGCAAATATTAACGCATAATTGTTATTAAATCTGCCAATATACTCATTACCGTTATATGTTTGTTTTACTTTAAGTATAGCACTATCTGGAACACCAGTTATGCCCATAATTTTGACCTTTTCATCAAAACTAAATGGTGATTTGTTCGCTTCTACTTTATCCGATGTAGCAATGTAGACATTTTTAAACTTGCTGGATAGCAAATCATAGACACCTTTGTGCCCTTTGTGAAAAGGATGAAATCTACCTGGGTATATTACTATTACGTCACTTGCGTTCATAGTACTATTTATCACATTCTGACTGAACTACCTTGATTGCCTCTGCCAAACTATAAGGACTGGCGTGTGCTATTGGGTCCTGCTGGTCTACTATGTTTTTATTTTCGTATACAGCGGCACCTTTTTCGTTTAGTTCTAGGAACGGAATTTGTTCTGGTGGTAACTCGTCGTCACACCATATTGCTTCAGTCGGGCATTCGGGTTCGCATAACGCACAATCAATACATTCATCTGGATTGATATATAGCATTTCTGGGCCTTCGTAAAAACAATCTACAGGACATACTTCTACACATGCCGTATCCTTACAGCCAACGCACGGACTACCGACTACAAATGTCATATTATATTTTAAATTCTTGTGGTTTTTTAAGGTGTAACGCACTTGGACTAACAACACCTGTAATAGTTAAACAGTACCTAGGCCATAGTCCAGCATTACCTGTAGCATGATATATACCTTCTTTCCAGCAATGAATATCGCCAAGTTTGTATTGATGTATAACATCATTGCCAACACTAACATAGTGTCCCCATTGCCAGTCGTTAAGTTGAACTAAGTAACGTATTACTTCTGTATCGTCGCTTACTTTGGCATGATTTCTTCTATAGTTATTATAACTATCTCTGTGCCATGGAACAAATTTACCTGGTGGTTGTTCTAAGAACATTATTTGTGGGTTCCATAGTCCGCTTCTTTCAGCCATTAAATGCATTACGTGATGTAAATTATCTCTAGTTTGTCTGCCACCGGTATTATGTTTTGTAAATCCCGCTCTAGTAAGATCATTATGATAACCTTCCATTATGTCCGCGGACTCTTTGTTAAATGGTTTGCCTTTAAAACTTACTTCGTCATACCTATCGTTGTCTTGCAAGGCGTCCTTAGACGCAATAACACCGTCTCTAAGCAACGATTCAGGGTCACTAGTAAACCTACCTACATATTGTACATCAGGGGTTGTATTAGCAGGATCGTAGTGCCAATCAAAGTTTTCTTTATTCCATTCCCAATAACTATCCATAATTACTCTGTGTCAAAAAAGAATGTTTGAAACAATCTTCCATTATATTTATCTGTTCCAAAGCCAGGCAACACACTTCGGTGATACATACTGCCCTTATATAAAACTAGTCTGTTATATACGTTTCCAACAAAATTAATTTGCTCCCATTGATCCATGCTTCCTTCGCCTAAGAAGTCTGAATGATTAAAATCACTCGGTGAGTCAGCAATGCCGTCCCATTGATAAATGCCAGTAGGTTTGTGTTTATATATACCTGTACCCGATTGTACTGGTGCGTCTGGTGTTAAGTAAAGTACGCCTGCCCACATAGTTTCGTCATGATGTATCCATGTAGACGCATCGTCTGTGGTACATTGATATGCGGTGTTGTATTCCTTAGGCCAATGCGTAATTTTATGACCCATTAATCCTTCAAAAAATGTTCTTAAATATGCGTGTTGCTCATTATTCTCTGGACCAGTTCTATATCCTGGGTAATTACCAGATGTCTGAAATTCTTGATCTAACGCATATTCGCGTACTTGATCTACGTTGTCGTAAAAGTTATCAAATATTATTAAGTTTTTATCCATGCTGTATTCCTCACAAGTTGTTCGCCCATTTCTCCCCACATTCTGCCTGCTCGAGGACCGCCATTTGCTTTGCCGTCACTCTCACCTGGTATCTTGACCCACAAAAACGCATCGCATTTTTCTAGTCCTGTATCGCATGTTGGTGGGTTGCCTAATGCTCTTCCAGGTGGGTTACACCATTCATTACCATGTGGCCCATTGCCATTGCGACTAGTGTCTATCACATAGTAATCTTGCGGCCTAAGTTCGCATATTTTATTTGCCCACTTAGCCGACTCTATTGTTGTTCTATAATTACTTACATTAACTGAGAAGCCTCTGACTCTAGGATTGGTAACTTTGGTTAAGTACTCACTAATTTCCTGCGGTGTTAACCAGTTACTATGCCCTACATCAATGTAAATATATGCCGATGTAGTTGTAAGAATGTCTAATGCTTTTTTTATTAAAGTTATTCTATTAACTGCTTCTTGTTCATCTAAGTGTGTTAAATGAGGTATAGCATCAGGTTCGAATATTACTATTGGCCTGTTATTGCCAATACCATTCGCAAAGTCTTGTATAAATTCCAAATACTCATTGTGTGTATTTGCTCCACCTTTACTGTATTGCCCTATATCTCTGTTTGGCATGTTGTATACAACTAATACAGGCAGTTTGTCATTGCTTCGGTTAAACAGTCTGCGTAAACTTCTATCTAAATTTTTAATTGGCTTAGCACTACGATTACCATACCATAGACTAAGCGGATATTTAAATATTTCTTTTGTTAGTGGAAATTGATCTTGATAGTCTCTAACTCGGTTCCAGTCAAACACCCAAAACGGATAATTCATTCTAGAAACTCATTTTTTTCGAACGTTCTAACTTCTTAAAAAGTTTATCTCTCTTTGCTATTGCTCGTTGTAGTTTAAAGTCACTTATGTGTTGAATGTATATTACGCCATTTAAGTGATCTGTTTCGTGCTGGAAGACTCTTGCGTCCATGCCGGACAGTTCTAATATTTGTTCTTCGCCTTTTCTATTTTGAAATTTTACTTGTACTGCTTCTGGTCTAGTTACAAGAAAAAATAATCCAGGAAATGTTAAACAGCCTTCTTCTAAATTTACTGTTTCCTCAGACTGGAATACTATTTCAGGATTGTATACAGCGGTATTGCCTAATGTACTGTGAGTAAATACAAACATATTAACAGGATTGCCTAACTGTGGTGCCGCAAGTCCTATGCCTATTCTGTCTCTCATGAGTTGAAATAGTTCTGGCTCAACTGTTTGCCATACTATATCTGTTTCTAGTGGATCAATATCTGCTGGGTTATGTAATGCTGGATGTTTAGGTTCAACTAATGTGTTGTTCCATTTGTTTGCGTATTTCATTATCCTTTCCAGGTAAGTGTGTTGTTTGACAATGTAATACTTGGTACATCATCATACTCCGCACCGTAGTCGCTCCAATACCATGGATCTAAATGATATATGTATGCTTTGCCTTCTGTGGTATCAACTAAATCTCTGTGGTAAAAGTTTTGGTGCTTGTCTTTTTGATGACCTTCAATGCTATCGCATAACTCTAAAAAGTCTTCGCCGCCTTCCCAAACTTCGCCTAGTATATCATGTGTGCCGTTTACTACTACACCTGGAAATGCTCCTAGATCAACTAGGTTAAATTTACTTTCAGTAGTTTTAGCAATGCCTAACTTTGTTTTATCAATATCGTCGAATTGAGGACTATCTAATCCTCGTGTAGAATTACCTGATTTCAGTGTACCGTATACAAATATCTTTATTCTATTTTCCATAATAACCTATTATACTACTATTTATAGTAATTGTCAACTATTATATTTATAAACCAGAGCCTAATCCGACGGAGTTGTCTCTAATTTCTTTCCAATCATCGAATGGATCTATTTCACCTGTTTTAACTTTACTAAAGTATTCAGCAACTTCTGTTTGACCAATTCTGTCACAGTACCATGATATTTTATGCATAATAGCATCTCTAGACTTAACCATGTTTTCATGCATTAGGTCATCTGGATCTTCTGGATTGCCTTCTGCGTATTCTCTACTATTAAAAATTTCGTCATTGTTATTGCCTGTTAAGTCAAATCTATCATGCATGACATCTACAGGAATATTTCGAATAATACCTAATGGTTTAGCAATTAAGTTTAGCCACGCATCGTTCTGTGAGTTTAAACTAAAGTGACCTATTAGTCTACACCAGTCTGTTGGTATTACAGGAAATAACGCATATGGATGCATATGATTTGTTTGATTAAATTTCAGTAACGCAAATTCGTCATCAAATTTGCCAATTTCTAAATCCCAATCTTTAGTTTCCATAATAGCATCGTCGTTCCACAGCATTAACCACTCGCCATTTGCTTGTCCCCAGAGTTGATTCATATATTGATGTAGATTTTTATAACCCATACGTTCAAACAATACTGCTTGTACGTCTACATTATATTCGTCTTGCATTTTGTTTTGGAATTCATCCGTTTGGACAAACTCTAAGGTCTTTTTATCATCGTCATCAATGCCTAAAAGTATTTCCACATTTTCGGAATCACTTACATTAATCATTAGACTGTCAATACTTGCTTCAAGCATTTCAGGTCGGTCTCTAGTTGCTAATAGTACACTTATTTTTTTCATTTCTTTTTACTTATCTGTAGTTTCTTTTGTGGTTGTGGTTGTGCCTTCTGTGCGTCTGAACCTGATTTGCCAATAACAAATGGTCTTTGATCAGGTGATACATATGTGCTTGATGTTGATTCTCCTGTTAGCATCTTTCTAACATTGCCACGGAACGTATAATGTCCAACGTGGTTAAGTGCTACTCTAGGATCTAACCAAATATCTCCACCAATCTGTTGCCAACGTCTACAAAATGTGTAGTCCTCTGACAAGTAACGTCTGCTTTGTGGATCAATGATACAGTCAAATAACGCATACATAAATGGCTCAAACTTGTTATCAATGTTTAAATCGTTGTTATATTTTGTTTCAGGAAACTTATCAAACATTTCTTGAATGACTTCTTTCTTAATCATCATAAAACCTGTACCAGCATCTAATAGTTTAATTAAATTATCTGATATCTGTACATTTGGAAGTTTGTTGCCGTCCTTGTCTTCAGGATAATCAAAGTTAGTCACATAGTTTGAACTATGTCCTTCGATTGTTTCTGCTGTTTCGTCTAAGTTAGGTGACCTTGCCGCATTAAGTATGCTATCCCAGTTAATTGCTTTCTTAGGATACGCACCAGTAATTACCGGCTTATCATATGCTAACATTCGTAATACATCTTCTGGATTGTATTCAATATCAGCATCAATGAAAAATAAATGTGTTGCTTTTTCATTTTCCATAAAGAAACTTACAAGTGTATTTCTGCCTCTTGTAATTAAACTTTCATTTGCTAATGTGCTTAATGTAAATTCAACGTTGAATCTATTCATAAGCAAAATTAGTCTTACTAAACTTCTTAAGTAAGGCTCTGCTACCTGCCCACCGTAACAAGGTGTAGCAATGAATAAATGTTTTCCTTGGAATGCTTCTACTGGTATTTCAATTTTTCTTTCTAACAAACTAAACAACACTTCTTCTTGCTGAATTTGTTCTGGGGATAAATTTGCTTGGTTAATTACTGAGGTTGGTTCTAAGTTGTTAGACTCGTCTAAAGTAGGGCCTGAGTACTTTTTATTACGTGGTTTTTTATTCCGTGCCATTTAATGTTCCTGTTGTGTTTGTAGAAAGTATTTATGTAGTTGGAGCCGCTGGACAGAGTCGAACTGACGACCTATGGTTTACAAAACCATTGCTCTACCAACTGAGCTACAGCGGCTTTCTTAAATAGTATTTACTAAAGGGGAGGGTGATTTACTCGGGTCTTTTGGACACGAATTTATTGAGCTTTTCTGCTTCTTCAATTACTTCTTCTGCGGTAGGCATATACTCAGGTTTGTTTGCCTTAGCCTGTAGTATAAGACGTGCTTCTTGGATTAATTCTAATCGGATTTCGTATGGTGTTTTACTGCTCATAATTTACTTTTACTATATGTCATACACATATCGTATTGTGTATTTGTTATATGTATTTACCTTATCTGTCTGATAAGTCTGGTTTATACTTTTCCTTCCGATATATAGTTTTTGTGCGGTCGCGTTGGACTTTGTGACCATATGGAGTATCACGTGTGAACAGCTCTTTCGCATAGCGAACTTTTGGCTGTTGAATTGATCGAGGTTTTTGCCTTTTCATAATAGTATTTATTATACAGCAATTATTATGCTTGTCAAGAACAATAATAAACTTATACTACCTAAAAAGACGAATGCTACTAAAAAAGCAAACCATATAACAGTTATTGGTGTTATCTTAATCTCGCTATTTGTCTTTTTACCTACGCCTAGAACGGCTTTGATTGCGTCTTTTATCAAAATATTAACTGATTTAAAAACATTACAGCGAACATCATAGCCATAACAACTACTTGTACTACTGTTGGGATAATTACAAACATAACTAACGGATCAAAATCCATTTTATTCCAAAAGTCTGTTTCGCGCCATTCGTCAAATTCTTCTGGTGTACATTCTACTACTTTGTACTTCATATTATGCTCCGTGTTTTGCTTCTAAATACGAGGGTGCGTTAACGTCACGTAGGCCACGCAATACTCCAGCAATGTTGTCTGTATGTACCGCAAGTAGCAGTACACAATAACACATTATTTTGCTCATGATGTTGGTGTTAATCCCAGTATTGATACAACAAAAATTGCTGTCAATAATGTTATTTCTATTTGTGATTTAAGTTTTTGTACTCTAGGGTCGTTCATAGTTGTCTGCGGTTATGCCCGAAAGTAGGATAACGTGACATACAACCTAGTATATCATACTGAAAATCAATCTAAATGTGGGCAAAAATAATATAAGGATAAGTTATATCGCTTTATACATTGTATTTATATCGGAATAGATTTTTATATGGGGTTTTAGGAGGTTTTGAGAATAGCAATATCTTTTGGATTATTACAATGTTCATGTGGACACACAACACCATCAGGAGTTGGTAATTCAAACTGCCCGGCAAATACGTTACCGTATGTTTTTGCTCCACACCAACTGCTAACAATATTGCCACGCATGTCAATATTAAAACCACGCTCGCCGATGTGACACATCATGCCTTTAAATTTATTTAACCCTTGATTCATAATTTGATCAGGCTCCATATACCGTAAGCCATCATTAGTTGTTAGTACAGTAAATAAAAAGTGCCTGTCTTGATTTCCTTCTGAGCCATCTGGTGGCGGATTTACAGGCTCGGGTGGATTAGGATCTATTTCCCATGCTGGCAAACTAATAATTCTCCAATCGTTGCCGTCATAGTTATAAAACGGGTCTTGCTTTTTACCAGGGCCTAACAGTTTCTTATACATAGTTTTGATATCAATATTTACTCCGTAATAATCTTGTACTTTGCCAAGCCTATATACTTCACGTAATCGTTTTTGTAATATTTCAATATCAGGTAAACTATCTTTGACACCTGCTAAGTGATAACTTGCTGGTACAGTATCGCATATTTCTTCTGCCGTAGCAATTAAGTCATCTTCATGCATACTGTTTATATGGAAACTAATAATTAAATCGTCTATATAATGTTTTGCTTTACTCCACCAACTACGAGTTCTACTACCGTTAGTAAACACAATAGATCTACCATTGTGTTCTTTTATCTTTTGTAATATTTTTAAAAAGCCTGGTATGACTGTTACTTCGCCACCTATAAGTTCAAAGTTAACAGTTTTGTTTAGTGTAGCATAGTGTGTACATATCTTTTCTATTACTGACAAATATACGTCTGTGTCTTGCCATGGTATACTGCCGCTGTGTAATTGTGTCGGACAATATTCGCAGTCAAAGTTACATGAGTTGCCCATGCTCCATTGTATTGTTATGTCGTTTGGTTCTTTATCACCACGAGGTCCATGTACTTTAACTATTGTCATGTAAGTCTTTTGTTACATATATATTTGGACCAAACTCCATGCCTTCATCAAAATAGTCGCCTACTGTATTAAATCCAAATTTAGTATAAGCCAGTAACGCACTTTGTCTGGGGATACTCCATATCATATTACACTTTTCTAATATAGCCTGATGAGCTGTCATTGTAAATAGTGTTTGTGCTACTCCGCGATGCCTATGTTCTGGATGGACCCAGATACCTCTACTACGATATTGTGTATCGGTTGTTCTGTGACCGCTGTTAACACCTACAAGTTCTTTATTAATATACACACCCCAAAATACAGGAGAATATTCAAAGATATTCATGTCGTATTGTTCAGGATTATTTTCAAATGGCCATGTCATGGCACTATGCGGTTCTATTGGACTTTGTCTTTCGGGCCAAAGTTCTGCTTGCCATACTTCGCATATTTGGTTAAAAGTTATTTTTTGTGTAATCACACTAGTATTTATTTTGAATAGTCAAAAAAATAGGCTGTTCCCAGCCTACTTTTTATTATTATGTTATTTACTTTAACTGGAAGTTACCAAACGCGGCTTGCATACCTTTAACGTAATTCACTTCTTCTACGTCACTGCCGTCAACAACAAAGTATGATTCTTTTGTGTCGGCTCTTTTCGCATCTGTAATCTCTGATCCTACAAAGAAACTAAAACTAAAATGCCTGTTAAATTCAGTATTATCGCTTTTAGTTGCTGTTAAGATAAAGTTATATGTGCTATCTTCTGTTATGCCTGCTGTTACAGATGTATCTGCTGTTAGTTTCCATCCGTCCGTTGCGTTTCCACTTAGCACTAATGCTGTAGGCAATGCGGCAAAGTCTGAACTTACTATTGCTGTTACTGTATTGGCTACATCTAAACTAATGTCGATGCTTCCTGCGGCACTAACTAAACTTTCGCCTATTGCGCCTGCGGTTGTATTCCAAACAGTTGCGTAATATTCGTTTTCTAAATATACAATGTTGTTTGGTGTAGTACTATAAAGACTTGGGTCTTGGAATAGCATACCTGTTAATGATTGTGATGTAATAGCATCTCTAATTGCTGTAGAGTCCATACCTATATTTCTCTGAATAGCAATAGCGGCTACGCCACCTACTATAGCAGTTGAAATACTTGTACCTGAACCAACTGATGTTAAGTCTGCTGTTGGTACATCTGTGTAACCACCGCCTGTGGCTCTATTGGCAATCGTTGCCACCTTAACTGCTACACCCGGTGCGAATACATCAACTTCTTCACCACCGTTTGTTTGTAGTCCTGAACCTTGTTCAACTACTGCTCCGGCATCATTTGAGAATGTCGGAACGTTGTCTGATGCGTCACTGGCACCAACTGTTAAAATATTGTTAAGTCCTGCTGGGGAGAATGTATCTACATCACCACCGCCGTTACCAGCCGCGGCACATATAACAAAACGTCTTGCCCAACAATACGATATTAATCTATCTAATGCTTCTGATTTGGGGAATGTGAACGCACATACAACTGAGGCTGTTCTATAAGTACCTGTATCAGATTGTGACATTGCGTTTCTGTGAACAAACATTGAGTTCACGCCTTCTGCTACATCTGATATATCAGCAGAGCCATCTGCTCCACTTACTTTAACAACACCAATCTGCGTATTTTTTGCTACACCTAATTCCTCACCAACAATTAAACTTACCATTGCTGTTCCGTGTCCATGATCATCTTCTGTTGTAAATGTTGTTGCGTCGCCACCGCCACCAATAAAGTCATTAAAACAACCTTGTGTTGGATTGTGTACTCTACTAATAGATGCATTTGCTAATTCTGGATGTAATGTATCACATCCGCTATCTATAACGTATGTCATAACATTATCACCTTCAAATTGTGGGTCAAATGTTGTTCTTAATGGCAAGTTTCTTGTTACAAGTCTTTGCTTATGCCATTCGCTTGTTGCTTCGCTGATTGCCAAAGTTGCTACGTTCGAGCCTACTCCAACTAATTCTGTTGCTACAACATTGGCGATGCCTGTGATTGAACTAAGACTACCATCATCAATACTAAGTTCATAAAATCCGCCATCTATATTTCCAAAACTGTTAACGACAGTTGCTCCTGCTGTAACCAGTTCTTGCTTTTGGACTGCAGGATCAAAGTCCGCAGTAGCCATATCACTATCGATTATGTGATTTTTCATTGATACAAAGTAATTCTTAATTGCCATATTATTCTTCCTTCAAAATATAATTTACTATCTGCTTCGCTTCTTTATCAAGTTTTGTTACAGATTTAGACATCGTTTCCCTAAAGTATTTGTCGAACTCCTTTAGCAACATGTCATTACCTAAGTATTTATCTGAATAGAACTTTTTGATACCCTCAAAGCCAGTGTATTTAGGCCTTGGTGTTGCAAAGAGGTTATTCGGTGTGTATATGTGGTTAATCTTAAAGTTATATTTATCTTTTTTAAACTCTCTGTAATTTTTAACCTTATCTTGCGTTACTTGATCAAATTGATGAAGCATTTTGCCGTCTCGATATTCCCAAACGTTGTATTCAAGTAGTTCTTTGAAACTTACATTGGTGTTATTAATCATGTTATGTGTTGCTGTTAACGACATGTCTGTGGTACAGTTATAAAAATCTGATATAGAGTTGTCATTCCTTTCGTTTATTGCTTTATCAAATACCCAATGAGATGCTGGTTTTTCCATAAAGTTGATATCATTCAGTACATCATTTTTAAAAGTAAATGTATTCAGTACTGATTCTAGGTCTGTGTTCCTTGCTCTTGCGTTGTATAACAAATTAGTAAACACTTTGGTATGGCCTGAGTACAATACATTGCCATCTATCTGTGTAAACGCATGTAGTATAGGCGCAAACTGTGGACTAACACAATGATATTTACGACAGTACTCCATACATTTGCCTGTGTTAAAAAAATCTATTATGTCAATGTCAATTACTTTAGGTGTTAACCCATGTTGTTTACAGTATTTAAACGCATAGTTTGTATCGTAATCATTTAGAGCATTGCCTTCATGGCAGTATGCTACAATAACAGGAGTAAATCGTATGCCACATGTTAAAAATATGTTAGCAACATTCTCACTGTCAACTCCTCCACTTAGAAAAATATTGTAATTATTTTCTTGCAAGTATTCTCGTAAATGAATATCTACATACTCTGTAATTGTATTTTCTATTTTTGGATTTTTAGGTATTACTGTGGTTGTGTATGGAAGGACAACCTCGTTAATTTCTTCAGGCTTAGCAAATACATGTTGTTTTACTATTTCTTTACGAAAATCATATTGATTGTCATTGATAAAATTTAGGTTAGTTAGTATAGGCGCAGAATAAAAGTTAGACTCTTTTGTAATACTACCTACAGTGGCGTGTTCGATCATCCGATATTTACTTTGCCTGATCCGCCTGTTATCGGATGCTTACATGTAGCCGGGTCACCTGCTCTTGCGGCTGGCATACCATTGATGTTTACTTTGCCTGATCCTTGTGCTATGGTTGGGTTAGTATGCGGAGCATCACCGTGTCCTGTTATAGCATCGCCAACTCTTGCGGCCGCTAGTCCTTCAATCTGAACATTATCAGATCCTTCTATAATTGGAGCACCGGCTTTGTCGGCACCTTTTCTTGCGGCTTTTGGCATGATATACTTATTTATCTCTATAAATAATGTTATGAAACTAGATTGGAACCATAATCAGCAAGACGGATATATTAGTTGTAGACTAGATAATATTATACATTATCGATCATACAATGGCGGCGCAACTATAGAAAAATACGCGGGATCGTCATCGACAAAATCATTTGTTGAAAATGAATGGGAAGTAGAGAAGCAATGGATTAGCAAACATTACTCAGATAATGTTGGAAAGTATGAACCATTCAGTGCTGATGCTGATGTTCAACAACAATGGCACACTAACAATCCTGATTGGGTAGAGGCCTTTCCAGCCTTTGGCACATACAACGAGCAGTATCTTGATAGATTACAGAGACCCAGTAGTGTACAAGTTGGCAATGATTTACATTTTCTTTGGCAAGACCCGGAACAGCAAATTAAACTAGAATGGGATTCAGAAACCAAGAGCATATACACTAGGCCTTATTGCGTAGAGCAAGAAACCTTTTATAATGTACAGCCTTGTTGTGTATTTCCTGATAATCCTGGTCGTACTAAATTAGACGAAAGTGGTATCCAGGATTTAATAGATAATTATGATCTACCTGATCACGTTATGCTTTTGCTAAAGTAATACCTGTAGTACCTTCGATATACTGATCAGCAAGATCTTTTAATGTATCCATAGTACAGAATATTTGATTAACATCAATAGTGATTTGCTTTGAAGCATCGGCACTAAACAACCACGGCATCAATCCTAGACCTTGTGGAGTAATACTTACTGCCATTGGTTTCTCGAATGTAATTCCTTTTTCGTCTTGACTGACAAAACGTGTAATGATTTCTGTATCACTAGTTAATTTGATTGTGACAATGTCACCCTTGGTGTGCGGTTTTGATATTAGCATGTGTTTCCTCTGTGTGTGAATATTTATATTAAAGTGTAAAGCCTGTGAATGTATCTTGAGTTACGTCTTGTTTTGTGCCACCAATAACGTAACTACTAATTTCTGTTTCTTGTGGTGCTACTTGTACATCGCCGCCTGTGATCCATTGTTGTGTCCACGGTAACGGGTTAGTGCCTGTATTAAATATTTTTTCTTGTCTAACTGCATTCATTCGTTTGCCAGCAATAAACTCTACATACTGTTTTAACAGTTCTGCGTTGAGTCCAATAATGCTACCATCTTTAAATAAGTAGTCAGCCCATGTTTTTTCTTGCTCAACAGCATCTAAAAACATTTGTGTACATTCGGCGTAAGTTTCTTTTTCAATTTTTGCAAAGTCTTTGTCCTCACGTGGAAGCAACTTTAACATCTGCTGAGTACTTGCTAAGTGAACGTTTTCGTCTCTAGCAATTAGTTTAATAATTTTAGCATTGCCTTCCATCTTTTTAAGTTCAGCAAACGCCCAACTACAAGCAAATGATACATAAAAACGCACACCTTCTAAGATGTTTACACTCATTAAGCATAACCAAATACGTTTCTTATGTTCGTACTCGTTGTACTTACTGCTATTTGATGCTTTTAATAAATTGTATTCAATTAGCCTGTCGTAGTTTTGTGTAATACTATCTGAACAGTCAGTAATCTCTGGAATGTCCATCATTTCGTCAAACACTTTACTTGGGTTAGGGTACACATTACGAATAATATGCGTGTAACTCTTACTGTGAATTGTTTCTGAAAATGCCCAAGTCTCAATCCATGTCTCTAACTCTGGCAAACTTACTATAGGCAAGAAAGCAAGATTAGGTGAGCGACCTTGAACACTATCTAATAGTATTTGTCGCTTTAAATTACTTGTAAAAATATGCTGTTCGAAGTCGGTAAGATCTCTAAAGTCTTTTGTATCTTTAGTGATATCAACTTCTTCAGGTCTCCAAAAGAAACCTAATTGTTTTTCTGTAAGTTTATCAAACTGTCTATATTTAAGAATATCGAATCGTTGAATTCCCATGTCGTTAGAAAGAAACATGTTACTCTTGCTCGTGTATTTTGCTTTTGTATTAAGTACGCCCATTATATTTTACAACTCTCACAGTCATCGTCATCGATTTCGCCCATTGGCAAATCTTCTAACTTATCATCTTTGTTTATATCAATCTCGCCCTGGCCATCGTATGTGTTGTTGTAGTATAACTGCTTGCCGCCATACTTATAAAACATTAAAATGTCTTGAATTAGTACGCTCATCGGTACTTTTTCATCTTCGTAGTGTTCTGGATTATACGATGTATTTACCGAAATACCTTGGTCAATATACTTTTGTAATACAGCCATTATTTTTAGGTACCCTTGTGGCGACTTTTGATCCCATAGTAAATCATATTTGTTTTTGTAATACGGAAAGCCTGGTACTACTTGTTTTAAAATACCGTGCTTACTTTGTTTAATACTGATATATCCACGTGGTGGTTCAATACCGTTTGTGCTATTACTAATTTGTGCGGATGTTTCAGCAGGCATAAGTGCCATTAGTGTTGAGTTACGAATACCGTGTTCTTTTAAGTTTAATCTTAGTTCTTTCCAGTTTTGTCTCTCAGTGTGTTTAACTAATTCGTCTAACTCTTTTTTGTATGTTTGGTTAGGTGTTATTCCTAGTCCATACTTTGTTTCATTTGTTCCTGAACAAGCACCCTTTTCCATTGCTAGTTTATTACTTGCTTTAATTAAGTTATAACTCCATGCTTCTGCCCACTCGTCAATTAGTTCTAAGTTTGGTTCTTGGTACGTCATTTCGTGCTTTGCCATCCAGTAAGCAAAATTAATAATACCGATACCTAGCGGACGTCTTTTCATTGTGCTAAGTTCCGCGGCAAGTACTGGATACTCTTGATAGTCTAGTAACTCATCAAGACCTCTAACTGCTAACTTACATACTTTAGCCATTTCGTTAAAGTCTTTTATAATGCCCCAATTGACAGCACTTAATGTACATAAACTAATTTCGCCTTCTGGGTCATTAATATGTGTTAACGGCTTTGTTGGTAAATTAATTTCGCAACATAAATTGCTTTGTCTAATAGGTGCTAATTCTTCAATAAATGCTCCGTGCGTATTAGCATGGTCAACATTCATTAGGTAAATTCTACCTGTGTCTTTTCTTTCTGTAACGAACGCACTAAACAATTCAATAGCAGGAATAGTCTTCTTTCTAATGCTTGTCATACGTTCTGCTTTTTCATACAGTTCTTTAAACTTCTCTTGATTCTGGAAGAACGCATCATACAATCCTGGTACATCTTTAGGACTAAACAATGTAATGTTTCCACCTTCAATTAATCTTTCGTACATAAGTTTGTTAAACTGTACACCGTAGTCCATGTGTCTTACCCGGTTATCTTCTGTACCTTTGTTGTTCTTTAACACTAATAAATCTTCTGCTTCTAAATGCCAGATAGGATAGTATAATGTAGCCGCTCCGCCTCTTACTCCACCTTGTGAGCAACTTTTAACTGCTGATTGAAATAATTTATAGAAGGGAATAACTCCTGTATGGGTAGCATCTCCGCTCCTAATAGGCGAACCTATTGCTCTAATATTGCCAGCACCTATGCCAATGCCTGCCTTTTGACTTACATACTTAACTACAGCACTAGACGTTGCGTTAATGCTATCTAAACTGTCATCAGTCTCAATTAACACACAACTACTAAACTGTCTTTGTGGTGTTCTCACACCAGCCATAACTGGCGTAGGCAAGGAAATTTTAAATGTGCTAATAGCATCGTAATATGCTTTTACATACGCCATTCTTTTCTTAGCAGGATACTTACTAAACAATGTAGCCGCAATCATTATATATGCTACTTGCGGTGATTCGTATATTTTACCTGTGCTTCTATTTTGTACTAGGTACTTGCCACGGAATTGTTCCATAGCCGCATAAGTTAAATCTTCATCACGTTCGTGTTTAATGAATGTTTGTAACTGATTTATTTCATCTTTAGTATATAGTACTGTG